TACATAGCAACACCAAGCAGATCCATCATCGTCTTCTCAGCGATCTGTGTCTTGCTTTTAACAAGATTGATCATTTGAGAATCACCAGAGTTCTTTAACTCATCGAGGCGAGTGATGGTGATGTTTGCATAGAGTTGTTTCCATGCATATTCCGCTGCACTGATGTTCTCGTTGTCCGCAGTGGACAAAGAATCCGCACCAGTATACCAGCCAGAAGCAGTAGTCTGAGCATAGTTCAAAGGAACCATGATAGACGTGCCACCGTCTAGTTTCTCGTAAGACTTTTGCTTCAAACGACGAATACCGGGGTTTGAATCAAAGATATTGTCAGCTAATTTTTTAATGAATTTTTTCTCGGTAATGCCCGAGATCTGGTCCCATGTAAGGGTAGCCATATTATCTCCTCTCTAAGGTTTATTATCCAATTCCTAATTCACGAAGTGCTTCCTCAGCTAGATCTCCGTAACTTTTGCCGCTGACGTCAGACGATACAGCCTTGGTGGGAGTGGAAGATTTCCCCAATATTCCCAGCTTAGCGTTCTTCTGCCGATCTTTTGCGACCTTCTCTTTTGCCTGCTCCGATGCGAGCGTCACCAAGTCGTCATGAAAGAAATCCCTAAATGCGGTTTTCACATTCTTAATACCATTGTCGATTGCGTATTGAAGCATGTGCCACTCTTTGGTTTTCCCATTCTCGTCGGGAGTCACAAAATCAATTTGCGGGTAGGCCTTCTTTATATCATCCATTTGCATCGTGTACTGCTGATCTTCCTGCTGCACACGAACTTGCTGTTGCTGTTGCTCAATCGTTTGCTTGTACTGAACTAATTCTTGCACCTGCTGCTGTAATGTTCCTACAGTTTGAGCTAGCGGATTGTTCGGGTCCGATAAAACTTGTGATCTGTTTTGCCATTGCTGCATCACGTGCTGCCAGAATTGTGGATTCTGTTTCACGTGAGTATCAATCTCTGAATACTTCCCATGGAGCTCGTTCAACTGAGCTTCTTTACTCTTCCAAGTATCCATCTGCTTATTGAGCTCTGCAATCCGGTGATTAGCACCGTAGCCAAGCTGAGCCCAATTCTTGATCTGATCTTTATTCGTCGGCACGATCTCTTTGTTGCCAACCTTGAAAGTCCAGTCCTTAGCGTTCCAAGAATCTTGGAGCGTTGGCGCGGCATCTTTAACTCGGTTGTCACCGTCTGGCGTTTGAACGTCTGCAATTAAAGCGTCCGCCGCTTCCTCGGTTTGAGGAATTTCATTATCTCCACTCACTGTCTGAACTTCATCTATGCTCATATCATTTCCTTACTTGTTCATTAATTACTGACGAGATTGAGGACCCATTGGAACACCACCGGCACCTTGATCCATCGGCATCTGTCCAGCGTCCGCAGGTTGAGATCCGCCACCCATCAATCCATCAACGAATTGAGTGTAGGCGCCCATGATATCGGCAAATTGCTTCTGCGATGCTTTTGGTAATCCAGGGACTACTGAGCCCGCAACTTTAGACATGTAATCGCCTAATTCCTGCAGAGCCTGACTTGGATCTTCTTTATCACCAGGTCCTTCGGCTTTCATTTCGTCCGGTGATTCTCCAGCTTCGCCAATTGGCTTTTCCATAATAAATTCCTATCTTCCTATCTTAGGATGACTGTTTAGTTTCAAGTTGTATGGATCATCATTAAATAATTAAGGAGCGGGAGCGGCAGGTGGCGCACCTTGAGCAGCAGCTTGCTGTTGCATCATGGCCTTGTCCTGCATTCGTTTCAATACTGCATCAGCATTAGGATACTTCAAGTTCTTTAATACTTCTTCCGGATCTATGATACCGCGGTCAAATAGTGCATAGGTCTGTTGTTCCATTCGAGACTTCTCAAACGGTAAGCTAGACCCGGCAGAGATCCTAACATCAAAATCGGCTCTGATAATGTACTGACGTTCTTCCGACCAGTAAGCCTGACCGTCCATACCTTGAGAGTAATCTCTTACCCGCGCAGTCTTAGTCATTTCACCCGTTGGCTGACCTGTCATCGGATCGAGTTCTGGCGATTGTTCCACGTGGAACTTAAAATACTTTATCGCGCCGTCTTGGCCCGTGATCTTAAAGATTCTCGGAGCATCATAATACTGAAACACACGTGAGGCGTACATTTGGCCGAACTGCTGCATGAACGCATCAATGTTCCGGACCTTTTGTCTAAGCCTTGTCTGCTGCGCTTCTTGCAACGCCATGATTGCGTCACCAGAGGTCACACCCTCAGGTCTAATCCCGCGAGACACGTCATTGCTTCCGGAAATATCATCGAAGTATTGCTTCAATCTATCAATCAACTGCAAGACGTAAGGCTGGAGCTCAACACCAGGCTCTCGTCTTGCCTCAGATCCAGGATTCTTCTCGACCACTAGACCAGGTCTGTTGACCAAGTTGTCAGTATCAATACCTGAATCAGTCGATACCACCCAGATAGGATTCCCCATCAAAGTCAGAACATCGAGTGCGAAAGAAAGTAATTTATTGAAAGTTTTCTGTGGGGATTCCAGCTGCTCGACCTCTGAGATACCCCAGAATTCCCTTGGTAAAATGTAATTCACCAATCTAAGATACGGGAATTTTTGGTCGTCATATTCTAGCGGGTCATCCCCACACAAAACTCCATTTACTACTGTGAGCTTTCTGCCCTTCGGATATTTCAGCTGCTGAATGTATGAGGTCTCTTCAGCACCAGTATCCGGGTCTATCTGCTTATCTTCTTTTTCAATGTACTCCGGATCATGAATATAAAGAGTGATCTTTAAAGCCTGATCCTTCGTATGAATATCGTAGCTCTGACCTTCTAAGATCGAGCGGTTGTCCGTTGGCGACATGTATTTAGTGCGGTCATTCCAATTAGCCCGGTCTTGCTTTGTAAGGTCTAGTAAGTCTGGCTTTAAGAATTGTGCCTTGTCTGGATATTCTCGTTTCAATTTATCGATAGCTACAGGCTCAGCATGCACGATGAAGTTGTTTTCGCAGTTAACATCTCTAGCGTCTGGCTCTGGATAAATGGCAAACGGATCATCTGATGAGAAAACCACTCCACCAAATCCATCTCTGGCATCGGGATCATACTGAACGCAGCCGAATCCCGCTCCATAAAAATGAGCGTCATAGAGAATTTCAGTTAATTGATGTAACCAGTTTCCGGAGTTCCAGTCGGACTCGAGCACGTCGTTAAGGATTTCTGAGAGCTCCAAATCTTGAGGCTCGCTAGGCACAAACTGAGGCAAGGGTCGTCCGTCGGTAAGGATTGGAACATCGGACTGAATAGCTCTGAAGATAAGGTTGATAACTTCTGAGTGCCGATAACTAGGTCGGTTACTCTTCCATTGTCGTCCACGAAACATTCTATAATTATCGAGCCACTTGGAATCGTAGGATTTTCTGGCATTCTTAGCCTTCTCAAAGCATTTCTCAACGAGCTTTATCGCTTTGGCTTCTTCGGGATCAGGCTCGTATCCAGTCACTCTGTCTGATGATGTACTGTTATTTCTCGCACCCATTTCATCAGCAGGAATTTGCTGGATCTCACTCATATTTCATCCCAAATCTTTTTGCGTTTGTCGGTTTGGACCTTTTCATAATGATCATGAACTTTATCGCCAGACACAAAGTCATTTCCAACTTCGACGCACCCTAGTATTTTAGCTTGTTCAGATCGATCATTATCGGACTTAATCACTTTGCCCAAGGCCGGGCACTTGTATGCGTCTTTAACACTAGCGCCCATATGCATTGGCTTGCAACGAGAAAGATCTTGAGGGCTCAAAGTCTGGCATTTCGGACAGGGCTCTAGTTTCTGATGCTGGACTATCGACTTGAACACTTCGAAGTCACCGTGCTCTGGACATGAATAATCATAGATCGGCATTTAATAGCTCCGCTGTCTTGCCGGTATATTTCTCCCACCTAGCCACGATCACGTCACAGTAGTGCGGGTCTAATTCCATCATGAAGCATTTGCGGTTTGTTTTCTCGCAGGCGATGAGGGTTGTGCCGGTCCCACCAAAACAATCTATAACTGCGCCACCACTACTAGTGAAATTATTGATTATCGTTTCAGGCAAATAGGATGGAAATGTAGCAGCATGAATTTTAGCATACTCGTTGCCAGAAGCATTCGATCCCTCAATAATGTTTGAAAAATTACCCCTGAATGATGCTGTTTTAAACTGTCTAGAGTTGTGTTTACCAAAACAGAATATTGGCTCTACCACCGAGGTCATTATTCCCGGCTGAATGTGCGGAGTAGACGTTGATTTTCTCCAATAGATCGTGTCCTTAAATAGCTCTATGTATTTTGCCAAAACCCTAAATACCGCCCGTTTGTTTGGCTCAAGTATACCGATATTCAACATCACAGACTCAGACTTTGATGAGTACATCGCAACTATATCAGAGATAAACTGCTCATATTGCTCTTCGCTCATGTCGTCAGAATTATTTAAGTACTTCTCAGATCTAACTTCGGACTTCCCACGTCGAGCCGTCCCTGTAACCTCAAACTTTGCTGCATTGTATGGTGGGGATGTGAATGTTATCTCTGCATTCCCACCAGCCATCAGCTTTTCAACCGCATCGATGCTAGTCGAATCACCACACATGAGTCTATGATCACCCATCTTATATATATCACCAAGCTTAGACTTAGGCTCAACATGCTCTGGCACCTCGTCTTCGTCAACAAGCCCAATCTTTTCAGCTGGATCTAGAACGAAGTCTTTAATACCAAGCCAATCAACATCAAAGTCTGGACCAAGATCAGCCAGATCGGTATTGATACCAGCTAGATCAAGCTCAGCCCATAATGCTATCGCGTTGTCCGCTTGGATGAACGCGTATTCCGCTTCTTCGCTGTCAAATTCTTGGTAAACAACTGGGAAGCTGTCCATGCCTGCAACTTCAGCCGCGTTTCGACGTCCATGCCCAGCAACAATGAATCCAGATCTTTTGGAGATAATAATTGGATGCCTGATACCATGGTATCTATATAAGTCTGCGAGTCTTTCAATTTGGTCTTTGCCATGTTTATTCCTATTCTTGGGATGATCTTTCAGCTTCTTCGGATTGATTAGCTCATCGTATTTGCAATATATTTTCACCAAGTCTCCGATCCTTTATGACGATTACTGCCCTTCTTTAACATGGCAATTCTTTTTTCAGTACTCATCTGCTTAGGCGTTTCCTGAGGCAACACCGGTGCCAGCTTCTTAAATGTTCTAGCAATCGAAATACTGCAATATCTTTCAGCATCCATCGCGTGATCATCTTGTCCCACCGGATTTTGTTCTTTCGAATCTTGGTCTGGTCTCAACTCGTCAGGCTCTGGATAGTGGTAGGTCGAGTACTCATCAATCGCATGCTTACAGGTATCGAATATGTAGTAGCGATTAGTCTTGATCAGGTCATAGTGCAGATCCACACCCTTACGGATATCGTTCACGGCACCAACGCACGTCATGCCGTTGCGGGAGAATTCCTCAATGTAGCCTGGCTGATCAGGTCCTGCATAAAACACCTTGATCCCGTAAGCTGAAAACTTCTGCTTAGCCACAATCACCATGTCGTTGATTGTCATCCCGGTCTTGTAATACTCACTCACTAAGAAATGATGCCCGGTAGGGGTCACAGCCCTTACGTTCAAAACGAAAGGATCGGTATATCCCCAGTCAACACCTGCAAAATATTGCGTACCTGATGGGAGCTCCATGGGTTTTATCACATGCACCGATTCATCAAAGCAGTTGTAAACTAGACCGTGCATTTTCTCGAACACCCCTAAGTAAAGGGCTGCGAAGCGTCTCGGATCCATGGTCTTTCGTCGGCGCTCAAACTCTTCTTTAGGAAAATAAGGATTCTCGTTACTCGATGCCTGAATCAAAAGCACGTCGTCGCGCTTTCCTTCTTTGGTCGGCCGTACTAATTCTTTAAAGATCCAATTCGAAGTGTAAGGCGTGGTTGTCAGCATGATGGGACAATCTCTAAAAGACGAACGAGCCTGCATATTCTCCCAGAAATAAAGAGAGTACTTACCCGCTTCATCACCCCATATCGCCATGACATTGGTGATACCTACAACCGAGTCAGCTTCCGTTGACGTTCGGAAATAGCATGTGCCACCACCGTGAAGTCGAAATAGCGCATCACCCTTGTGGTAATCCCCCTCGCCTTCCATGTTCTTTAAGAAAGCGGGGAGCGTTGATTGCTGCATGATCTTGTAATTAGGTGCCGTGATAATGAAGTTACAGGTCGGATCCATGTTTTCAAACATGTGGCGCTTCATCCAAATAGATCCGAGTGTTGTTTTCCCGAACTGAATACCAGTCAGGGCCAACGTCACTTTCCTATCTGAGAATATCGCCTGCTGCTGCTTTAACGAGTGAGGTTCAAATATCATCTAGCAGAATCGTCGAGCCAGCACTTTTGTCGCGTGTGATCTTTTTCCCCACATAGAAGTCACGACTCAAGGGACTGACATGCCCATACGATGCCTCGATCGGTCGATATATTCCGATGTTCTTTCCAAGCTCCAGCGTCTCACCTTCTTCAATATCTCGGATTGCAATCACGCGCCTGCGATAAAGCTTGATCATGTCTTGATTGCACAATTCTTCTTCGGTGCCACCGTTGCAGAAGAACTTGAATTCATGTTCGTTCAGAGAGTGAGGTGTGTCGGGTGAATCGTATTTAATGAAAGTCA